GCTGGGCAACTTCGACAACTTCATCTGTGACGACACCAGCTTTCTGAAGCTTCTTCATGGCGAGATGGAAATTATTGGGGCACACTTTATGGATGTTACTCGCGATAATACGGGTGGCGAGAACCTCATAATCTGGCTCGGAAGTGATCATACCAACACAAATTTCAGCGGAGAGGGTATCGATCTCCTGTGCGGTAATGTTATCGTACATCGAAGAAAATACCTGCTGCGCAACCTTTGAAGAGTCGCATTTTTCAGAGAGTCCATACGTTAAATTCTTGATCCTATTGGTGACATTGTCAAATTTCATATCCTCAATACGACCTGAGCGTTTAATGACCCTCATATATCTAAAGTTCCACTTTTATTTTTAACTTACTTCTTACATTCGAGGTCACCACTTCGAACCGCGACGGTTCCAAAAGTTTCAAACTTTCGGTTAGGTTGGAGGAGATAGGTGTTCACGAAGAATGGGCCCATCTCACCAGCCTTGGCCACGGGAGGGTAAGAGCCAACGAAGCAGGCTGGGGCTTTGCACGGAATTTCTTCGAAAGTCGGGGGCTTGCTGGCATAGACTTCATTAAAGTCAGCGAAGTTCACCATTTACTATTTACATATAATTTTTTTCGGCGAGTATATTAAATGTGCGATAACCTCCACCTTGATAGTATCCAGGAGTGTAGGACCCCACTGAATACACTTTTCTTTTCGGATTTCAATAAAAATCTTCTCCAGCGCGGTATTCGACAGGCATTCAAGGATAAGACGGGCATTGCCATTGATTATCAAAATGGGGATGATTTGTATGGTATCATGCGAATGGTGTTCATCAACAACTCGGGCGATCACTACAGCCAAGTGAATGAACAGGTCAAGGCGATAAATGTGCGGGTCATATCCACCGCCCTGTCACAAATCCAAACCGGTGTATCGCAATATATCGCCTATAACCGTGACATAGACAGTATAAGCGTCCCCCTGGATCAGCCAGTTAATACCAGTACCGTTGGCAAGAAGATTGACTTCAACAACAAAATTGGTATCAATTAAAGATAGGAACCCAAAGAATAATAAGTCATGAGTCTAAACTATTACAAAGATGAAACCGAGAAAGTGTGTAGAATGAAGGGGTGGGATCGAGCCGAGGTAGATACCGTATGGCTCTTACTCACGGAAGAATTTGGGGAGTTGGCATCCGCGATCAGGCAGTACAAGAAAACATTCAAGAAGACCAACCTCAAGAAGGAGCGGGGTACTGATGTGATGATGGAAATGGGTGATGTATTCAGTTATCTTTTCCAACTCGCACACATGTTGAATGTTGATCTGGATAAAATGTGGGTTGAACATCGGTTCAAAATGAAGGACAAAAAATATAATCTAAATTAGTAGTAACAGCGATGAGTACATTTATGCTCAACGACGACGATTCTATTAACAAGGTAAACCCATTTGTCACGCGCGACTTCTCCCTTCCAGGAGGTGTGCGACAGACGGGTAATTTTGAGGATTTTGTGGAGGTTAAGGAGACTACTGGGCTGCCACCCACGAAAAAGAGTGTATTCTGTAGCACGGGTCTCTGTGCTGATGAAACCAGGCCCTGTCTCATTAAGAAGAAGGTGCGCCCCCAACGTAACATTGACTATGGATTCACTCGACAATTTAAACCAGTAGTCGTGGGTATTTCAAACAAGCGTGTGACTATTCCATACGCGTGGATACTGGCACTCATCGTCGCGATTATTCTAGGTCTATTATACGCAAGACGTTGAACATATATTCAAGTCTAGACTTGTTTGTACATTCCTGTACAGCATCAGGTAAGTACTCTTTGCATAAATTTTTAATGAATTCCATCTGCCAAGCACTCCCCATATTAACACGGGGTGGTTGGAATGTTGGGTCTATGATTTTCACGGCATGTGCGATCCGCATGTACGTCTTCTCGGATCGTTCGTATGATAAAATGGTATCGAGTGCGAGTTCAATAAGGCGCTGACGAACTTCGACAGTTTTCTTCACCATCGTATCGAGAAACTTTTCGTATGGAATTGACTGTTTCTTGGACTCCAGTGTTACCCAGTCTGCCAGTGGTTCGGTGTTCATGTAGTCTGTAAATGTTTCATACCCCTCCCCCCTTTTATATTGATCGTATACTATTTCGACATACGACAAATCAGACTCTACATCATGAACATATTTAACTGATTTTATAAATGATGTCATGTTTGTATTAAAGGTTGCTATTGTCTTTAAACACCTAAGTGTGCCACCCATAATGTAAAAAGTATGTCCAAAAATGTATTCATCTGTTGCCAATAACAGTTTTTCGTATCTCTTAACACTTGATGACATACGAAAAGCCTTACCGGATGAAACGAGACCTTCATGGATAAAAATTACAACGATCACTATGGTGTCCAGCTTTATCCAACAGATTGATATTAAAAGACTTCGGGAAGCGTTTGAACGTGTCGGGTCGTATAAAATGCGTAGAGAGGGTACAAATACAGATGGATTCGAATGGAAACTGAAACCCACAACATTCTACAATCAGGTGACACTCACGTACCATGACACATACAGTACCAAATCGGTGAAAGTGTTTCCCAATGGAAGCATTCAAGTTGCCGGGTGTTGCGATCTCTTTGACTGTAAGCGAATCATCACACAGCTTGTTCAGATTTTTAAGAATTTTTTGGAACTCGATATCAAACTTCCCACAGACTCTTTCAGGGTTGTCATGATCAATTCTAATTTCAGTCTCAATTACAATGTAAATCTCATGCAAGTTTCTAACTGGTTTGAGGAGTACTCTGATATTTTCAAGGTTTCGTTTGAACCAGACAGATACTCCGCAGTCAAGATCAAATTCAAACCAGCACACGAGATGAAAGAGATCACGTGTAGTATTTTCAGTACTGGGAAGATCATTATCACGGGAGCTGAGACACTCAAGGAGATTGCATTTGGCTACAATATCATCAACCAGCACATTAATGAGAATCCTCAGATCAGAGTTTCCCCAACGGAGGAGACGGATGTATTTGACATTTATTTGGGGTACAAGTGCGAACCTTTTATCACAAGGCTCCGAGAGAGAGGGGTTGAATCGTGGATGAAAACGATTACCAATAGACGAATTAATTTCTGATGTAATATTAACAAAATGTCTCAGCGACTTGGTATGGCCGACGGTCGGTGCTTCACCATCAACTCTTCAGCACAGCTCTTAAACAATTACGTGATGAAACAGAACAACATTTCCTTCGAGGATAACTATTCGTACCGCCAGCTTCTCCAAAAACAGGGACCCCAAGTCGTGTCCAAGATACAGGAGCAGCAAGGTAAGGCGAACTGCAACAACTGCAATGTTCCTCTCCTCAAGATGCCCGATATCTATTAACTGAGAGAAATCACGAAAAAAACTTTAAAACCTTCCTATAGAATGTCGACATGTGCCATATGTCTCAATGAAGTCAGGTCGACGAGGACAAATCCTCCGACCAGGTGTGGGCATATGTTTCATTCCCACTGTCTACAGGAATGGAAACACAAAGGTAAGCACACGTGCCCCACATGTAGAAAAATAATCGATACTTCGCAATTTAAGATTGTTGTGACGATTCAGAACAATTACACAGCAGCTGCGAACTCTGTGTCCTTGAATGAGGAATCTATTTTTAACGTGATGGATCTATTCGATATCAACTTCGATGTTGAAAGTCAGCCCGATCTAGAGAGTATTCTTGCGGACCTTGGGATGAGTCTTACCGACTTTGATCCCAGTGTTCTTGACACAGAATGAACTACAATACTTCTCGTAGTTTAGACCTGGATAGTCCCTGGAAGCTTTACGAGGATCAATGATTGCCTTACCCTTCGCATCAGTCAGAAGTGGCCCAGTCGCCCACCCACGCTTGTGACTGAATACGTTCGCCCTAAATACGATACGCTTACCGAGTTTGAATGTACCAGCTCTTTTGATCCGTGACTCGGGAACATTAAAAAATTTTGCCACGGCGACGATAGTGTCACCTTGTTTGATCTTATACTCGATCACGCTATGTTGTTTGTAAAAATGGAAATCACCTTGGCGAATATAGTTTGTAGGTCTCCCAGGCGAGACAAACATCATGACTTTATAGTACCCCTTTTTACACTTTTCATCCGCTTTGGCTCTATAGACCTTTTTGGGATTATCGGAGACGACGCGATTGGGAAGACCCGTACAATGTGTATAGTTGTGACTCCCGTTAGAAAGTCCCGACCGATCCCCGGGGATTGATTTTTGCCACCTATATGCCTCATAGTCACCTACAGCATATGCATAACAGTTATTGTTACCAATACCAGTCGTCGTTCCCCATCTCCTGTTGGTGAATTTACTTTCGGAACCACTCGGGGGTGGTCCTTTCATATACAGTCTCACAAGAAAAAAATATTTACATCTAATAAATGATTCAGGAAGTTACCAAGGCCCAAACCAAGTCTGACGCACTCACTGAGTTCCTCACGTTCGTGCTCGTCGTTCTTATCAGCACGTTCCTCCTCCGCCTCGTGTGGAACCGATCCCTGGTGAAGCACATCACCGTGCTCAAACCAATTAACAGTCTCATGGATGCTTTCATCCTCGCTATCAGTCTCCAGGTTGTTCGTGGTATTTAAACCTCCTTGTATCCAACAGTCTTCTCACCTTCTGGGCTCACGAGGGTGGGGTAGGCATCCATGCCTTCGCACCCCTCCTTGTCGCAATCGACAAAGGTGTGAGTCTTACCAGCTTTTTTCATGTGTTCCAATTGCTTACGAGTCCAACCACATCCCATGGTCCCGTAAACAGTCCAACCACCCACTGTAGGAGAAGACTTCTTGGTCTGTCCAATTCTCATGAGAATGGTGACGTTGATAATCGCGAGAATGAGGAACGCGAGCATTGTTTTATAGTATTGTGTACTATTATTTTCGACGAACGATAGGTTTCCGTTTTTTTGGTGTAACTTTAATCATTGCCACAGCGCGAGCCATGGCCGCTTTCTTATTGACGGGAGATTGAATCTTCTTCGTGGGAACTATGGGGACCACTGGATTTTTAGGTTTGGGGATGGAAATAACCGTCTTCTCACCCGTGAAGAATGGTCTCGATAATACATCCTCGAAGTTGATTTTGACCGTCTTGTTACCTCTCAGTCTATAGTTCTTTACAACATTCGAATTATTTACAAGATACTTGTCTGGTAAAAGAGACTGCACAAACGTTTTCACTATACGTTCCGTCGTGGTCCGTGGTTGTCGAACCATGGCGTGTATGGAATTTAAGAATGCGTGTAAATCGTAGTGTTTGTCAGATTTCCGGGAGATACCAATGTTCTTGTATTGATTGGCGTTTATGAGGGGGTTCTTAATTCTTGGGAATACAGCAAACCCAAAATCAATTATGACAGCTTCAAAACCTGCATTCGAAATTGTGAATGTCTTGTTACTCAATTTGATTTTCATATCCGTTGTGGGCACTGGACGCACCAAAATGTTTCCAATGTGGATATCGTGATGACGGAACCCTGGATACTTCTGTTGAATACGGTAGAGGTTATATATTACCTGTGTCATGACTGATTTGATCGCACTGAGTGTAGGTTTGTTCCACATCCACTCACCCAACTCTTTACCATTCACGTACTCGGAGTAGAGAATGTCCTTACCATCACACGATTTGTAGAGGTACATCTTGGGAACCCCAAAACCTTCCAACTTTTTCGCGATGGTAAATTCCATCTTTAGATTCATTTCATCGAAGATATTTTTGAAAATTTTTAACGGTACATTATTCGTCTTTTCACTCAGTGAAGGTATTCTGACTTCTTTATAGACGATGTACTTTTCACACCCCTCATCTACACACCCACGATACACTTTCCCGTACTGACCTTCGCCTATTTTTTCGACTCCCGTGCTACCATTTTTCAGACGGAGATGTGTCGAAGGGGAACATGCTTTCTTACCTCTAAGAAGTTTCTTCACCTGAGCGTTCATTATTATATTCGTAAGAAGATTGTTTCATCTTACGAATAGGGAAATAAATCAAGTCCGTAGGACTTGGGAATTACTGATCATCAACTTCTTCCTCTTCTTCTTCGACATCGTCATCAACGTCATCAGTAGGGAGATTGACTCCCTGGAAGGCGAATGAGGGAAGCTTGACAGACTGTTCGAGGAGTGTCTGTTGGAGGCGGATGGTCACACCGAACTTGTTATCGATGAACCAAATTTGATTGAGATCAATGATGGCCATACACTTCTGTCCCTTCTCGATAGTGTCGAGGGTGACAGGTTGCTTATGCATCGAATATGCCTCGGGGACAAAAGTCCCATCGGGCTTGGTGAGAACCTTGAGCTTGATGGTAGAGGGATATTGTTCCTTACCGGGGCGAATCATAGGCTTGTAGAGGGCCTCTTTGAGAACGGCAACGTTGAATTCCTTACCGAGCCACTCCTTAGAGTTGGCGGCAACCGTATTCACGATGATATCATCGAGCTCTTTGAGTTTGTCATGGAGTTCCATCGCTTCGGTATTATCAGGATCGAAGGATAAATCGAGGGAGTATGACGTGCGTCCGGTACCTTCATCGGTGAAGGCACTCAGCCCATATGGCGAGCGCATGAATGGGAATTGGACGTAGATTTTCTTGTTGTCGCCGGCATTCAGATAGACGGCTTTGCCGCCATTTTTGTTTTTACGAAGTTTTGAAAATTGCACAGACTTGGCAGAGAAATCAGATGAGCGTTGGATAGTGAGCGACATTGTTGGTTGGTTATATCTATAGTATGTCGCTCGACTTTAAGTAAGTTTTTTTCTTGACATATATCAAAAGTGAATATGGGTCTGTTTAAAGATTGTGGTTGTGGCTGTAACGGTAAGAAGCAGGAGGAAAAGCTTATCATTTCCCTGATTTCTGGTTTGACATTTTTCATTGTCGCCAACCCCGAGACATTCCGTCTCGTCAGGCGAGTCCTGGGTCCCAGGATAGCCACCCCCACGGGGTGCCCCTCTACCATGGGTCTCCTCGTACACACTATCGTGTTCGTTCTCGTCGTGTGGGGTATGATGAACCTCCGCAAGGACCGGGTCGCGAAGAAGGGGTGTGGATGTGGCGAGAAGAAAGTTGTCGTTAAAGGTGAAAAGGTTGTCATAGAACCTCCAACACCTATGGTTGAGGCTCCGGATGCGAAGCCGGGATTCGCCGAGGGTCAGGTTGAATTGACTGATAGTGGTCGTAACCTTGCCCCAATGTCTGTCGAATCTAACGGTATTCTTTTCAATTAATTATTTGTATTCTACAAACAGTTCTTCTCAATTGGTTGTAAAATGTTCAAAATTCTTCATCGAATCCGATTTCATCTGTGGTATCATCCATCTTTCCATAGTCTCCGACTCTCTTTTCGAAAAAGTTCGTCTTCCCGTCGAGACTGATATTCTCCATGAAGTCGAAGGGGTTTTTGGAGTTCCAAATTGGGGGTTGTCCTATTTGTTTTAGGAGACGATCTGATACGTACTCAATATATTCGGACATCTTCTCGGAGTTCATACCGATGAGGTTACATGGGAGAGCATCCAAGATGAAATTCTTTTCAATTTCCACAGCCTCTTTTATGATTGTATGGATCGTTTCAGTCGAAGGTTTGTTGCGAAGCAACTTGAACAGTTCAACCGCAAACTCTTGGTGAAGTCCTTCGTCTCGTGAGATGAGCTCATTACTAAAACAGAGACCGGGCATGAGTCCTCTTTTCTTTAGCCAATAGATGGCACAAAAACTTCCAGAAAAGAAGATACCTTCGACACATGCGAAGGCGAAAAGACGTTCCGCAAAAGTTTTGGATTTGGTGTCAAACCATTTCAGGGCCCAATTGGCCTTCTGTTCGATACACGGTACAGTTTGAATAGCCTCGAAGAGTTGTTTCTTTTCGGTAGGATCTTTGATATATTTATCGATAAGTTTAGAGTAGGTCTCACCGTGCACCATTTCATTATGGGACTGGTAGGCATAAAATGAACGAGCCTCGGATATCTGCACTTCATCAGCAAAGTTATTGTTAATATTTTCAAAAACAATTCCATCGGATCCAGCAAAAAACGCCAGGATATACTTTATGAACTTCTGTTCGTTATCATTGAGTGTTTTCCAGTCCTCTATGTCCTTAGACAGATCCACCTCCTCAGCAGTCCAATTGGACATTTGAGCCTTCTTATAGAGTTCCCAGAGATCTGGATACTTCAGGGGGAAGACGGTGAATCTGTTTAGGGTGGGGGCGAGAATTGGTTCGTAGTCATTCTCCATGTAATCTTGAAAATCAAAGTACGTTCCGATGTGACGTCCATCGATAGATATTTGAGGGTAGGCTGTTACGTTGTCACCACATAACTTCTTGAGTTCTTCTTTGTCCACAAGTACCTTTTCGTGGTCGAGACCTTCTGATTCACACAGAGTCTTCGCGTGGTCGCAATACTGACATCCCTCCTTCGAATAAATAGTAACTTTCATCTGTGATATTATCCCTTATATTTTTTTGGTTGAAAACTCTAAGCATGATCGTGCCAAAAGAAATAAATGAAAATGATATCGTCAAAGTTTTTGTCAATGAGGATGGTTTAGAAGACGAAATGTACGGGATAGTCGGTATGAATACCGGTCGTACCCTCGGCCTGAGATATCTCAACCCCACTGAACTTTTTTACAAGACGGCGTGTGTCTATGAAATAGACCGAGAGTGTGAGCTCTCTCCCGCACCATACGAGAGTATCATAGAACACTATCCAACTGGAACCACGTTCGAAGATCTCGAAATGAAGGCGATCGGTACGGACATGTTCGCATTTTACTCGGAAATTGATATCGAAGACACGGATAGTGACTTATACGACAATGATACTGAATCAGAGATGGCCGACTTTGTCGTTTCCGATACAGATGGTAGTGTCTCTCCGCCCCCGGATCACAAATCGATTGATAAGGCATGGACGGATTGGGAACCTTCCTCGGTGGGTGCTCGCAGCTTCAAGGAGACCATAGATCTTATCGAAACCCGGGTTAGACGCCTAAGTGATTAATGCGTTTTATGAAAATCTAAAAAAAGAGTGTATCATTCAAAACAATGCTGGCAACTATATGGTCTCAACTAGACATCCTAATACCTAAAGAAAATGAAGAAAAGTCAGTGAATATAAATATATGTCGTGAATGCTCAGGCGTCAAGCTTATCACCCGGGAAGGATTACCCACGTGTTCAGAATGTGGTCTCGTGGATTCGTATTTTGTGGATGATACGGCGGAATGGACGAGTGGTGTGACAGACGACGGTAAAGTGAATGATCCATCTCGATGTGGAAACCCAAACGCGAGTCCGGATCTATTCTCCCAGAATTGGGGTAAAGGAACCGTCATTTCTACACAACGGCATTCTACATATGAAAATAAACGCATGGCAAAGATTAATTTCCACATGTCCATGAACCACAAAGATCGGTCACTCTTCCACGCATACAAGGATATTGATGAGGCGTGTCACACTTTACCAGACTCTGTACTCAAGGATGCGAAGATGTTTTACAGGAAATTCAATGATGGAAAGCTCACCCGAGGGGCGGTGCGTTTGGGGATCAAGGCCAATTGTGTGCTCTACGCGTGCAGACTCGCACAACACCCTAGGACGACGAAAGAGATTGCGGATATGTTTGGAATTCAGTCGAAGGATATTAGCCGTACGACACAAATGTTCAAAGATACTATAGCGGGTGCCACGGAAAAGAATTACGTGACGAAGGCGTTTGATGTCATGCAGAGACTCTTGAATTCCTTTGAAGTGAGCCGGGAACAGCGACTGAAATGTATAAAATTGTGTGGAGCCACAGAGGATTGTGTAAATTTAATGAGTAAAACGCCAAATAGTGTAGCTTCTGCGATAATTTATATGGTGATGAGTCCCAATATGACAAAAACTGAGATGTGTGAGAAGTGTTCAGTGTCTGTACCGACATTAAACAAGATAGAAGTAATCATCAAAAAGCACTTAGAGTTTAAAGGTGAGTCGTGATATATGACGAAGCTTTTCCTAGCAACTCCGTGCTATGGTGGTCTATGCCTAGAGAAGTATATGTCTAGCATCATAAAACTTCAACTCCTTTTAATACAAGAAGGTATTCAAATGTACTTAGATACGACCGAAAATGAATCTCTCGTCCATCGCGCCCGTAATGTTTCCGTGGGTCGTTTCATGCAGAAGACCGACTGTGAATATTTCATGTTTATTGATGCCGATATCGATTTTGATCCCGCGGCAGTTGTGCGTCTTGTCAAATCTGGTCACGATATTTCCGTCGCATGCTACCCAAAGAAGGTGGTGATGTGGGACCAAGCCGCTGAAGCGGTTAAGAAGGGTGACGAGAGGGACATGTCGATGCTGTCTTCGAGTCTGGTGATTAATTTTGGTGCGCAACATCGTCCAATCACAGATGGATTCATCGAAATCCTCGACGGTCCCACGGGTTTCATGGTGATTAAGCGATCCGTATTCAAGACACTCGAAGAGAAGTTTCCAGACCTTTGGTGTAAGAATGATCACCAAAACCGAGATTTTGATGAATATCATGCCTGTTTTGACTGTATGATTGATCCGACGAATCGTAGATACCTTTCCGAGGATTACGCGTTTTGTCGTCGTTGGCAACAGGCTGACGGAAAAATTTACGCCGATGTGAATACCACACTCGGTCATATAGGAAATCTACCATTCAATGGATGTCTTAATGATCGGCTTAAGGTTTAGGTACGAATGGAAAATATGAATTTGGCTACTATCATTGTCACGCGCTCCAAATCTTGTCATGTGAAGACACTTCACGCGATTCTCCGCCTTAACATAAGATGCCTTCAAAAAGGTATTAATAATCAAATTGTATTTGTGAATGATGATCCATTTGAAAAAGCGGAAAGTGTTCAGAAGTATATGAAGACACACGAACGACTCGTTTTTGTGGATTTTGGTATCGGTGTGGATGATGGAACTCTTGATCAGTGCTTCGAGCCATATGATACAGTTGGGTGTCTCGTATTCCCCGGGGTTAGAGAGGGTATCGATTGGAAACTCTTCAAAGAAAAAGTCCTCGCGGGTTCCGAAGAGCCCGTAGCGCAGATGGGACTTCATTTTGACACGGATGTCTCGAAGAAAGTATCCACGGACGTGTATAGTGTGAATTATACACATGCTAAAGCGTGGATGATGAATACTAAGAACGTTATCAAATGTATCAAGGATAAAAAGACTGGAAATTGGAAAATTTACCCCAAAATGTTTGAAAAATTTAAAGAACAAAGTGTGCGAATATACGCATTTACGGCAGCTAAGTTGACGATGACATATACACATGAATGTGTCAGTAATATCCTAAACGCGGCTGGTGTGAAAACTAATTAAAGTTTCCCCCATAAACTAAAATATGTCCAACCCGTTTCACAAATATGTTATAGACTTCATCCATTCACGGTGGGGAAGTAAAGAGTATTTCCCCGGGCCACAACCCATCTCGATTGAGCGCAAACACTTTCCCATCCTAAAAGGTGGTGACTATATGGTTTGTGAAAAGACGGATGGTGAGCGGCACATGATGATTGCGCTCATGTATGAAGGAAAGAAGAAATGTCTATTTGTAAATCGAGCCTTTAACATGTTTGAAGTGTCCATCAATCTGAAGAAAGATGCGTACGACGGAACGATCCTAGATGGTGAATTGTACGAAGGAACGCTCATGGTATATGACGCAGTACTTGTCGCTGGACAGTCCGTATGGAATAAGAATTTATTGGAACGCCTCGAGGCTTCTCGGAGTCTCATGAAGTCAGTCATTTATATGAAGGCGGATAAGTACCGTCTCACGTGTAAAACGTTCCACCATATGAGAGAATTTGATATATTCATGGATACGTACCTCCCAACCGTTAAACAGAAAATTGATGGTCTTGTATTTACACCAGTAAATGAACCGATTAGAATTGGTACCCACGAGACAATGTTCAAATGGAAACCACAAGAGAAGAATACTGTAGATTTTCTCATGAAGTGGGAACCTTCGAGAGAAACACCTGGATTTAAAGCTGGTACTCCATCATGGAGGCTCTATATACAAGAAAGAGGTAAGTTATACTTTGAGAGTGAGATTCCATTCAATCGTATCGAGGACGAACCCTGGTTTGAAGATGGGGCAATTGTGGAATGTAAATATATAACTCACGAAGAACCCATGTGGTGGAGACCATTGAAGCGGCGGACAGATAAAACACACCCCAATAATCGACGGACATTTTACAGGACGATCGTGAATATCAAGGAGAATGTTCAGATGAAGGAGTTTTTAGATTGTAGACCATGAAGTAATGACCGGCTTCGATTGGAAGTTCGTGTTCTTGAACACTTTCATCATTTAATAAAAACCATTTATT